ACGGAATTATGCAATTTTAGACTTTAAAAATTAGTTTCTATATGTTACAAGAGTTTTGAAGGAGCAAATATGGTGTTCGCTCCCTCATCTAACTTGTAACTGTAGACTACATGGTTTTTATAGCTAATTGTTCCATGTGCGTCAAGAAGTTACGCAACTTATGGAGTATTAGCTAATGGCTAGAAAAGTATTTTTTAGTTTTTCTTGGGACGATAATTGGGCTGTAAATCAAATTAGAAATATTGGTACATTTGAAACAACAAACAGAAAATTTACAGATCATGCAGATATTGAAGCAGTAAAAAGAAGTTCTGATGAAAGCATAAAACGTTGGATAAATGATCAACTTGATGGAGCTAGCGTTACTTGTGTTTTGATAGGGTCTGATACTGCTAGCAGCAAATGGGTTCGTTATGAAATAGATAGAAGCCTTGAAAGAAAAATGGGGGTTTTTGGTGTTTTTATTCACAAAATAAAAGGTAAGGACGGGTTAACAAGTTCTAAGGGAGAAAATCCATTTTCCAAGTTTGTAAATGCCAGTTTGAATTCTTATGACCCATCTATAGAATGTCATGCGTCTACTGCCTATGAATGTATCTCTGACAATATCGAAAAATGGATAGAAAGAGCAGCTAAACAAGCAGGGAGATAGCGTACAACAAACAAATAGAAAATCCTGACCAAAAGTAAATAGGAAGAGACCAACTGCTTTTTGATTCTTCTTCAATCGAAGAAGGATTATATTCATGAAAAACGGTTGACTCTTCCTTAAGGATTCGTTCAATGTTCTTAGGATTTAACTCAAAAAGCCATTGACAAGTTTCGCTTCTTTTCCAACATATAAAATCATACCATACGCGATATAGCTTTTCTATTTTTAAAAAATTTAAATCTATTTTACGAAAGCCCCATATTAATACTGCGCTAGAAATTAATGCAGCTAATTTAATATAGTTGCTCGAAGACAAAGTTTGCGATGCTCCAAAAATAGCAGCAAGAAATGTCCAACAAACATACTTTATTGCTTGTTGTCTATCAGATAATCTAGCGATAATATTCTGAATAAATTCAAGTTCCTTAGTTCTGGTTGACATATCATATAATTCGATTTCTTTACTGTCCATGACACATTCTTCCTAACAAATTTTCAAAAGTAACACCGTTATCTGCGTTTCTTCTATTATACCGATACTCGAATTCATGCAAGTAAGATTGCAGATATTTCTTACTCACCTTGTGAAACTGACCAATCATACCACGTTTGAGGATAGCCCAAAAGCTCTCAATCGTATTCGTGTGAACGTCCCCATCAGCAAAGGTCTTTTGATGGTTCACGGACAAATGGCAAATAAGGTTACGCATACCCAGATAACCTTTGTACTCATCGGTGACAAGGATCGTTTCTTCAAGATCAATGTGTTTGCGTACCAGCTTCTTCAAGTCTTTGCCCTTAAGCTCAAATTTAGAGGTGGCAATCGTTTTAACGCTTCCGCCTCTCTCGACCATACCAACCACTGGAGTTTTCTTCGTGCCACGTCCCCGAGGACTTGAGGGCTTGTCATCATCGTCCTTATCCGTACCTTTGCGTGGTTTCCCGCCTACGTACGTTTCATCCATTTCAACCACATCACGGAGCAGCTGGGCTTGGTCGCTTTCCATAGCTTTGCGTATCCTGTGCATCATTGACCAGACTGTACGCTGTTGAATGCCTATATCTCGTGATGCCTGACAGGAAGATAAGCCTTTCTTGGCATTTAACATCAACGCCATGAGCATAAACCACTTGTTGAGAGGGATGTGCGTTCCATGAAAAATCGTCCCTACTGTAACAGCAAATGATTTATGGCAATTCCAACACTGCCACCTATTTTGTATCTTTGCTCTATGTTTACAGGTCTTATCAGATTCACAGTAGGGACAAATAACCTTATCCTTCCATCTGACGGACTCGAAATATTTAATTGCTTTCTCTGGTGTTGAAAACTTTCTGCTTAGGTCAAAAATATTCATGGCTTATTCTCCTATAATCAAGAGAATACAATGAATTTAGAAATTAATCAAGTCTAAAATTGCATAAATCCGTTAAAAAATGACGCAATCATCCCTTGACACACGATTAATATTAGGATAACCTGATTTTCTAAATTAGGAGTCAGTTATGAATTTTTTTGAGTTTAATAAAAAGTTTCCCACTCAAATATCCTGTATCAGTCATTTTATTCATATTCGATATTCTGAAAATGTTAAGTGCCATCATTGCGGCAGTCATAGAGTCTATCATAGGAATGATTTCCCAAAACAATTTGATTGTATCAACTGCCACAACAGCTTCTCTATTTTCAAAGGCACCATTTTTGAGAAGTCAGATACAGATTTACGGAAATGGATGTACGCTATTCATTTGTTCCTAAATGGAAAGAAAGGCATCTCTGGTTACCAGCTTCAGCGTGAAATTGGTGTGACCTATAAGACAGCGTGGCGGATGTTGAAGCAAATCAGAATGGCTATGGGTAACATAGAAGATAAGGAATTTATGGGCTTGATTGCAGAAATAGACGAAACCTATGTAGGCGGGAAACCACGGAAGAAGAACAAGAAAGATGACGATGATACACCCAAAAACAAGCCAGGTCGTGGTACGAAGAAAGAAGCCGTTGTGGGCGTTGTAGACCGAGAGAACAAAAAAGTCTTTGCTCAGGTCATGCGTAAAAACAAGGACGGGAAGAAGCTCACAGGCAAGCAGCTTTTAGACGTTTTGAATCAGGTCATCAAACAGGACAGCATCATCATTTCAGATGAATTCAAAGGCTATAACATCCTTCCCAAGAAGACCACGCATTTGCATTTCAGGATTGACCATAGCCAGCAGTTCACGGATGGTGATATTCATACGAACAATATCGAAAACTTTTGGGGAACGCTAAAGCGGGGAATTTTAGGCATTTATCATCATGTATCGCCTCACTATCTGCAAAGATATATTGACGAATTCTGCTTTCGGTATAACAATAGGACAAATCAAAACATGTTTAATCTGGTATTGAAACAGGCGGTGCTATGAGTAATGTCGTTCATTTTCCAATACTGCAAAAAAGCAAAGGATTAGGTGAAAAAGTACAAAGTATCGCTTCAGAACTTGGAGACAAAGGCGGTATTGTTATTTCTTTGAATGAGAATGGAGACGCACACATAGGGACAAGTGGATTAACTCCCGATGAACTGAGAGGATCTCTATGTCTCGCCATCCATTACTCTTTTATTTTTGAAAAAAAAACGACTTAATATTTATCAGATTTTTTTCGATTTGCCTGAGTGTTCAACACTCTAAGATTCCTCCCATGATCGCTTCCACCTTTAGAAACTGGCTTGCGATGGTCAATTTCCCAACTGTATTCTCCATTAACAGTTCCATAAGAGCCAAATCGGATCATTTCTCCAGTTTCGTCTCTTCTCCATACATCGGGATCTTTGCCATTTATTGTTGCCGCTCTTTCCCAAGCTGCCTTAATGTCTTTTTTGGATACACTCATTTTTACCTCTTATTTTTCGAGGCAACCATTGACAAAGAGAGTGGAATTTGTAAAAAAAAGACCATAAACTATGGGTTGCTCTCGAAAAGAAATTCATAATTTACTGGAAGAGTCAGATTAGCTGACTCTTCCATCTCCAATTAACTCTATATTATAATGTTTTTAGTGTGTCAAGGGATGATTGCGGATTATAAAAAGGCATGTGACATTTTTGAAAAAGCCTCTCAGTCGCTTCGTGAGTATAAGAAATACAACGATATAATCAAAAAGTTGTCTTCTATAGAAAAAGAACAGGGGGATAAAATGCGTTATGAGGATCGTTGGAGAATACACAACGAAACTACAAATTGGACTTATCAATTTTTTAAGTAGAAGGAAAAGGATTAAAGGTGAAGAATATCGCTATGAACCTCAGCCCCCAAGGACTTGACCTCCTTAAGAAGTTTGAAGGATTTCGTTCAAAGCCTTACAAATGCTCGGCAGGCTATCCCACGATAGGCTATGGTCACCAGATCAATCCTCATGAGAGCTATGACGAAGTGACCATAGACCAGGCGGAAAAACTCCTGAAAGATGATGTTAGATGGGCTGAAAGAGCGGTGAATGCAAGGCTTCCTCATCTTTACCAAAATCAATTCGATGCTTTGGTTTGCCTTGTTTTCAACATTGGTGTGAGTGCTTTTGAGAAGTCCAGCGTTCTGAGATATATCAAGCTCATGGATTGGAATAATGCGCTGAGATATTGGGCGATGTACGTGCATGATGGTAAGGTTGATCCAAATACGGGAAAGCCATTGGTTTCTCAAGGTCTTCAGAATCGCAGGAATGCGGAAATTTCCCTCTTTAAAAGCGCGTAATCTGCTATAATCCTTCCATTATGCTTTACATCATTATCCCTTTATTTACGTTGTATCTTTTATGGCTTTTTTGCTGTCATATGGATGAGAAAGTATTGTCTGACGATCAGACAAGAGTACTGCCACAGAAAGAAATTCATGAGAAGTCAGAACCAGAACAGAACAAGCCTGACAAGGGCGTTCTTCCTATTCGTGACCTTTATTATCGGTTTCGCAGAAGTGATGAGGAAGAAGAACTAGAGCAGAATCTTGAGAAGAAGCGTAAGCCGGAAGAGCATTCTCATGACCATCAGGAAGATCATCAACAAGACCCACCAACTGCTTTGAGGGAACGGCGTAGACCCCTGAGGCATACACGAGAAGAGGAAGAAGACGAAAAGGGAGAATCCACACAGCAGCCACAATCTTCTGCTGCTCCTGATCCTGAACCTTCAAATGCGGTATCGGTTAAAAACGGCACATATGAAGAATGGAGACAGGATGAAGACTTTCAGGATATTATTGTGACGCGTAAGGATGCCGAGACTCAAACCACTGTTTTTCAATCAGATAAGAGCGTGGAAGCGCGTCCCGACATGAGGGATGAGGAAGTACAAAGCTCAACTGTCCGAGAAAATCGGACAACTCAAGCTATTCCTGAAACGAGAGATATGGGAACAGGAGGAGGGTTAGCTTTTCAGAGAAGTATTGGCGTGGGCAATCACATAGAAACAGAAGAAAAAGGGCTGGGAGAAGACTTGAAAGCCGAGGACAAGGCGATCCACGTTCATCCCGAACAAGAAGACAAATCTATCCAAGAAGATTCTGAGAAGGAGAGTAAAGGGGTGGGGTCGTATCCAGCAAGTTTCCATGATAAAAGCGTACAAATTAATCCTGATGCTGAGGATAAATCTGTGCAAGAAGTCCGAGAATATTTCAGTATAGGAGTAGGAACGGATAAAAAAGAAATGCGGGATCAATCTCTTCAAATACTTCCTTCCTTGCAAGACAAAGATATTCAGAAGGATATTTCTCGTATTTCTATCGGTATTCAAAACTTTAATATTTTTGGCGAAGACAAAAGCGTTCAGGCAGAAGAAGAAAGAAAAAGCATTTCACTTTCCAGTTTGCCAAAGATAAACTTGTCTTTCTTTTCTGATAAAGATAAATTTGACCTTTCAAAATCTTTGTCCCGTTCTCTTTCTCCTCAGCATCCTCAAAACTTGCTGGATGAACTAGAAACCATTAAATCTGAGATTCTTTTGTCTCCCAAATCTCAAAGTATTGAATTTGAAGATTCCGAGCTTCAGGAATTATCTCCTAAAAGCATTGTCAAAAAACAGAAATCATTTCACATTGAAGACGTTCCACTGGAAGTCTCCATTTACCCATCCATGAATAAAAGTCTCGTGGAATCAGAAATTATTGAAAATAGTATCCTTGAAAAATCAAGATTCAGCAGACTTAAAAAGTCCAAGTCTCAAAAGGAAATTGAGGATATGTCTTTTGAATTTTTAGACAAGTCCCAAAAGTCCATTAAAAAGAAGCGCCTTGACGATCTTTCTTTTGAAATTCTTGAAAAATCATCAAGGAAAAGCTCTTTTGTTATTTTAAAAGATGAAAATGAAGAATATTGAAGAGATTAACTTTAAAAATTAGTCTCTACCGACTACAGGAATTTGCTTTTTGACTTCCTGCATATCTGCGATGATATCGTCAATAACAGACGTAAATTCTCCACATATTTTCTGGTATTCAGGTGTATCTTCTCCCTGATAATTAAACACTTGCGCGCCGTATTGCTGGCACAGTTGAGCATCCACAGGGAAAGCTTGCAATACCTTGAGACATTGGCGATTGAGAATCATAGCTCTTATCCTTTATGAAATATTAAAAAAAGAGGAAAGAGCCAATAGAAAATAACGGGTTGGAGTCCACATTAATACATCAAGCATACAAGCAATGATAAACTATCGGCTCCAACCTTTGTCCAGTATAGCTTTTAAAATAAAATAATCAACTTTTAGAACCGATCTTTTGTTCTAGTTGGATTAAACGCTGCGTCAATTCCTGAACCGCCAGAATCATATAGCAGAACAGCGTATCGTAACGAATGCCAGGGCTATGACGTTGAGCATTCTTGCGGGCAATGTAATCGGGTTCCGACTCTGAGGGTCGATAATTCCCTGTGAGAGTTTTGAGGTCTTTTCGGTTTCCCCAAGTGATGTCCAGGAGCTTGACGCCATCGGTGGCGTTGTCAAACAAGGCTTCAACTTCTTCTGCCAGCAACCCCACATGAAGATGGCGATTCTTGTAATATTTGCGGCTCTTGCGTTTATGGTCATCTGACGGCAGAATAGGAACCCGCAAGCCATAGCTGTAAACATTCAACTGATTCAGGCGTTCCAAATAGTCTTTATGCTGTTTAGCTCTCAGGCTATGTTTCCGCTTTTGGGAACTGGACGTGACGAGTGTGCCATTAGCGGAAATATAGGATTGATACGTGGTGGCAGGATCGAGGTCTTCATCCGTAAAGATAAAACCCAGATCGTCAAAGGTTTGAATGGTTTGAATATAATCGCCATTCAAGGCGATAGAAGCGGTCTCATTGAAGGCATTGGTTTCCATAATGGCAGAGGCTTTTGATCCCCGCACATTGCCCCCTCTTAAATCCAGTGTATTACTGGATGCCCGCAGGTAGACCTGAAAATTGCTTTCAACACTTGTGATCTTGCCTGTAATATTGCTCAGGTTCACAATGCCATTATTCAGCATATTCAGCGTGCCGTTATTGAGGAGCTCTATGCGCTTTGTGCCATTCGTGCCAAACTTGAGGGTTGCCGTGCCAAAGCCCCACATGTAGCCTTCATTTGTGCTGTTATTAAAGCCGAATTCAACGGCACTCTCTCCATTCTTCTGAACCATCAAACCTGTTGCTGTAGCAGAAAGATTGGTATTATTCAGCACCAGAAAACTCTTCAGATCAGCGGTGGGGAGAGAAATGGGTTTGGTGAAGATAACGGGTTTCTGAAACGTAAAGGTATCATTGCCTTGATCGTTGAAGGTGAGCAAGCGTGTCGAAAGATACCCAGAGTTTTCTGCGCTTTGCTGCCAGGAGAGTTGACTCAGATGGAACATTCCCGAAAGGTTCGCGGGATTCGTATAGTGTCCCCACCGAAAGCCTTTCTGATTGCCATTGACCCAATCCAGTCCGCTATTGATGGGGACATCCACTTTCGGCGTGGACAGAGAAACCCATTGTCCCCCGTCAAAATATTCCATCTTCATATCAAGCTGTTCCTGTATTAAAGCGGATCATCCCCGCTTGAGGTGTTGCAGGGCGTTGAGCTTCTGTTCCTACAGGCAGCTTGAGATAGCCCGTACTGTCAATGGTCGTGTCCCCAGGCAACACAGGATTGGTGGCAATAGAAACAGTAATGGCTTTGGTTATCGGGTCTTGGGTAATGGTAATCTGCTTATCTGTGCCTTTTAAAGCACCAATCAGCAACGGCAGCCAGTTGGCACCATCATAAAACTCCACTGTAGGTGTGCCTGCGGTCACTTCCACAATGTTTTCTTCTTTTTTCAATAAGGGATCAAATTCTTTCGGCATGGGTTATTCCTTCATGATTCGGCTCCAACCCCTATCTGCCTGTAGTATACCTTAACATCCCCACAATGGGAACAGCAGGACGATCAGAGATGTTACCCCCAGGCAGAGTGACTGATTCTTTCCCAGGCAGGACAGGATTGTCCTCAAACTGCGTCATAATGGGATGACGCAAGTTTCCTGACCCTTTTATGGCTCCTTCCAGGGTAATCCCTGTATTGAGCAGGGTATTCAAAGACGTTGCAGCATCTTGCGCGCTTTGATCAGCGGCTTTTTCTGAAGTGCTGGCTTTTGAGGCAGAGTCTGACGCATCGGAAGCTGAAGATGAGGCACTGCCGGCAGAGCCGCCTGCGGCTAAAGCAGAAGCGGCAGCAGCAATGGCTGAAATACTGGCAGCCCCTGCTGAAAGGGAAGCTTCTCCGGCTGCCCCTGTCGCCTCTGCTGCGGCTCCTGTGGCTTCCGTTGCTGCGCCAGAGGCTTCTGTAGCAGAGCCTGCCGCCTCTTCTGCTGAAGCTGCGGCTTCTTCTGCTGATTGCTGGGCTTCCTGAGCAAGTTTTTCCAGGGTTTCTTTGGTGGCATAATCTTCATCAGGAATAGCAAGGGCAAAAGCCCCACCTGTGACAATCTTCGCCATGCCCATTCCCAGATCATTGAGGACTTGAGCATTTTTAAGAGAAGCGTCTTCTATCTGAATAATGTAGGTGGCTTCATTAGAAGCCGGCGTAAAATCCGATTCAATGGGTCGGTTATTTTCATCGCCTACCCATATTTTGCTTTGGGTCAGTTTGGGCAGGTTATCGAGATTGATCGTCAAAACGGGCTGCGCCTGTTTATCCTTGTCTCCCAGCCAGAGCTTACCCTCTTCCAGCTCCGGCAGATTGCTAAGGGCAATACGCGGCTGTGGAGAAGCCATATCTTCGTCATTGCCCAGCCAAAGATTTCCTGATTTTAGAGAAGGCGTCAGATAATCCGTATTGACGATGGCAATCTCTATGAGTCCTTTGGCATTTTTAAGGAGTCCATCGTCAAGGGTACTGAGAACTTGGGCTTTCTTCAGACTGGGTACCGGGGTATTCAGCACAAATGGTATATTCTCAAAAGCATCGATCTGTTTTTGCAAGAACAGGACGTCAATTTTAAGATCAATGAGCTTGTAGGTGGGAAGGGGTCGGTTCTCTTCATCCCCCATCCACACATAGCCCCGTTCCAAATCGGGAAGAGGCTGTAAAACAGAGGGCAATCCCGTCACCGGAGAAAAAAAGAAATCCGTATATCCTGTGAGAAACTTCATAACTCATCCCCCGTTAAAATGAGCGATGAAATTCTGAATGGTCAACGCATCGGCATCGTATTGAGTATTTGCGTACTGTGCCAGATCACTCAGATGTTGAGGGGAATAACTATCCAGGGAAGAATCCTGACCCGGCAAAAATTGATACTGAAACCGATAGGTGAAAATATCGTCAAACAAGTCCTGGGATTCAAATTCCATGACTTTGGCATTGAGTTCTTGTGGTCCTGGAATAAAAACATTGTCCATGAGATAAAACAGATAATCCACGTTATAAGGCGCAATGCTGTTGGGGACTTGCGTTAAAAACATCACCTGTTCTATGTGATCGGGATATTTTGCCATCAGCTTTTGCCGGAGCTTCAAAAGCTCAGCGTGTGCTTCTGATACCAGGGGATCATGGAAATCTTTCAAGAGATTCCTCTGTGCTGTTTCAGGAATAAAGTCATTGTGCGCCACACCTGTGCCTACCGACAGAACGCAAAAACGGATCGTCTGGGGAAACATTTTTTTAGCCACCGAAAAAGCCATGGTCACGGGATTGTTTTGATACACGCCTCCATCAATGAGGGTATGGGCATTGACAGAGGCTGGCGGAAAATAAAGAGGGGCAGCACTGGTGGAAAGTCCTACACTCACCACATCCTGATCCGCTCCCGAAAGAAAAGGTTCAAACCCTGTGATGTTTGAAAAAATTGTGGATTCGTCCTCATGAGTATCCCAGGCAGGAATGATCACCTTGCCTGGAAGATCAGAGAGTTTTAAGGTGGCACCAAATACCTCCAAAAGGGCTGATTTTAACGCATCTTGTCCATAAAACGTAGAAGGATAGGTAGGGAGTCCCATAATCACACTGAATTTATAGGCGGGAAGAGGCAGCACGGAATTATAGTAAAAAATACTGGCGCCCTTGCTGGCAAAGAACTGGAGCATATCATCAGGACTTTTACCATAGGCATAGCCCAGGGCTTGAATGCCGCCGATAGAGGTGCCTGTGATGATATCAAAAGAATCAAACAGCCGATTCGAGATAATCGCTGCATCCTGACAGAACCGCTTGAGAAAAGTCGCTGAGAGATAGCCACGCATCCCGCCGCCATCTAATGAGAGAATTCTTACAGTTTTGGGAGTGGTCATCACATATCCGATTATTTAAAAATGAAGAAATAATAACATTTCTGCACAATTTTTGAAATTGACTTTTAAAGTTTCGATTGACAAATAAATAACTATAAATCATAAAAAAAGGAAGTGTTGTAGCACTTGGCACATTCTAGTGCGAAGTGCTACACCTGTGGCAAATTGGAATACCTAGTGATTTGATGGATAACTTCATAAAGTTCTCCACAAATCAACAGGTACAACCACAATCGGGAGTCTCAAAAATGATAAGAATAAGGAGTCATAATGCTCACAAGTGTTGCACTTGAGATTAGAACACGGGCTTCCTATAAAATCCATATCACCTGAGAAACGTATGGATTTCTTGAGCCGATACTATTAAGGATTCTTCTTAATCATGGCTGATGTCATTGTAAAACAGATTGCGCGTATAATTAAAGAGCGTTTTTCTAAAGAGAAAATTAAAAGCTTTATTAAGACACGAGTGATTTTCCTGACTGTATCTTTTTATGTGATTGATTATACTTCTTTTTTTTTATCTATAATCGAGAGGATATGAGTAAGATTTATTCTTTGATTAAAACGTGTGAATTTTGGTTAGTGATGGAAGGAATATCGTTGCTATGTCATGTGATAAAGGAACATGTTAAAAACAACCCTCCCCCCTTCTTTGGGTGACGTTATTTTTGCCTGAAATGCTCGTTCAGCACATCTTTTGCCCTTGTTTTCTTTTCTGTCCAATCATTTAAATTCTCAGCGCCGAAGTTAATTCCAGCAGCCCAACCTTCTTTGGTTTCTCTGATACCATTAATTCTGTTTTGCAAATGTTCAAGAATTCTGTCCATTCTCTTTTTATCGTTTTTAACGGCAGCTTTGGCATACATAATGGCTGAATCAATTATTTTTGGGTCTGATAAAACCCATGACAGTCCTTTAATGGCTATGATAGGTGCAGCGGCAGAGGCTAATCCTGTCTCAACTCCTACAGTCGCTCCCGCAGATAGTCCAAGAGAAGAAGAGACTGCCGCTATAACAGAATCGAGACCTTTCTGAAATTTTCCAATATCCGATGAGGTAATTCCTGTCACAGATGTATTTGTTCCAATTTCTCGACCTGCTGAGTAAAAACCTTTTGAGATTTTTGCCAATCTTTGAAGCTGTTGAAAAGCTTCAGGACTTAAAAGTTCTCTGACTAATTCAACATTGTTTGATTTGATAAGACTACTTGCTAAAGCTCCATACTTAATATGACCTACTTCAGTTAGAAGGGCAGATTGTCCATCAACAGCTTTTTCATAGATAATTTCATTGAGCTTTGCTCTCTTGAGAGATTGCATAATCTCTTGAGCTTGAGGAGTGTCGCCTAGAATATGGGAAAGCTGTTTAACTCTTTGAGGGGAGTCCATATATTGGAATGCTTCTTTAGGGATGTCACCATTCATTAAAGATTGTGCCATGTCAGATTTTACTCTGTTTGCAACATTTACCTCATGAAACTTATCAGCAGAAAAGAGAGCTTCAATATATTTCTTATTGGTTGATGTTTTTAAACTCTCTTTCAAGCCATGCGTCAGCACACCAAACATTTTAGAAAAATCTTTTTTATTCGGATCATAAAGTTGATTCCAGTCTTTTCTTTGATTCTCAACTTTTGATGCCAGTATGTGCATATCTTGTTTTTTAGACTTGCCTATATTTGATACTTTATCAAGGACTTCCTACGGTATTTTGACTTCTCTGCCATCCATGACACCCACAAAAGAGGAAAGTTCATCGGCTACTTTTTTCTCTTCTTTTGAAAGGAGTCCCCACTTATCGTAAATATCTAAAATCTTATTATAAACAGTCGCTCTTGCTCCAGAGGGAGAATCGGACATTGTTGTTAATATTTTATCAGCCCTTTCAATAAAGGGCGCAATAGAAACTTTATCTTCAACATGTATGATAGAGTCTGCATAGTCATAAAGTTGACGTTGTTCTTTTAAGACAGTTTCTGTTTCTTGCTTTAAAAAATTCCTCGCTGTTTCGGACGCTTCTCCCCTTAAAGCAGAAGAGGGGTGAGCAGATTCAATCACTTCTTTTAAGCCACCAACCATTGCTTTATCAGCATTTGTAATCACAGCATTGTAAGCCTTTGAGGTGAACATAGACTTGAAAAGATTGTTAGCCAAAAGATTGGCAAATCTTCCACCACCAAAAGCAACATTGAAAGGTAACTTGACCCCTTGCTCCTTTGCTGCCTTCACAAGTTCTTCCCATTCTTCACTTTTCTTAACCACTTTTGAGAGGACTTTACCTGTTGTTCTTTGGAGGATATTGGGGTTACCCATTTCCTCTAAAGCTTCCTTCTGAGTTTGTTTTGCTGCCTGTTTTGCTAATTGTTCAGCCGTAAGATTAACTGTATAGCCTAATTTCTGAAGGATTTTTGCTTTGGCTCCCCCATAAGCTTTTTCCCCTAATGACGCACCTGCAACAGATTCTAACCAGCCATCAATAAAATTGAGGTGAGTATTATGTTCTTTGCTGAAGAAACGTTCATCCGCCAAGTGCATCGCTTCTGCTGCACCCGCAGAGCGTGCAAGGTTTGTACCAGCCATATCCGCTACATTTTTAACAGCTTCTTTGACGGGTTTATTCGCAATAGCCTTTTTAAATGCCCCGCCACCCTTAATAGGTAGTGGTGCGCCAAACTCTCCCAGTAATTCTAGTTGTTTGCCTGTAGAATCTTTTGGCGTTAGATCGCGCCCCGCTTGCTCATTCCACCACTTTTGAGAATCATGGAGTGTTGTGCTATCTCCCAAACTTTCTTTATAAGGAGTCACTGCTTTTGCTGCATCTTCTGCTCCCACAGCTTCAAGACCTTTTTCTACACCTAATAGAGCAGGATAAGCCCCATATTGACTCAGAAGGTCTTTGAGTCCTGCATACGTATTGGTAACGCCTCGCCCAAGCTGCATTAACCTTTGAGTAGTTGTATAGGGTTCAATCTGCTCTTTATTTGCCAACCTCTCCTCTTTATGTTTTTCAAAATAATCAGAAGCTCGATCAATAACACCCATAATGCCATCTCTGGAAGGATTATTGCTTTGTATCTCTGGTGTTGGCTGTATGGATCTGTCAGGAGTAAGCCTCATTTTAGCTGATTCCGCTTCAGTGGATTGATCAGCGGGCGTAATTCCGACCTCTTGCCTGAAAAGATCAAACTTCGACACAGACTTGCTCTGCGGCTGAGGTGTCTCAACAGAAGGACTAGCTTGAGCAGCCCCCATATCTTTCCTGAAAAGGTCAAACTTACTGGGCATCTATAGAAATACTCAATTTATGTTTTTTTGCGGTTGCTATAGCTTGGTGAATATCCTGAACAACTTCCGTAGTTTTTTCTCCTGTTTCTGGATCAGTTAAGGTGATAGTAGTTCCACCTCCACCCCCCGTATCTGCCTTTGGTGGCGGGGTCTCATCAGGCGCAGGCTTCTTATCATTAAGATTGCTGGTATCCCCATGCAGATTAGCGGTGACATCTTTACTATAGTCTTCAACCTGTTTCTTGTAGAGATTTCTCTTGTTCTCAAACCTTGTTAGGAGAACATTAAGGCGATTAAGGGATGCTTTTGGGTTCTTTTCAAGTGTAGGAAGCGTTGCCATAAATTCAGCAATGTCTTTATCTGATGTTGCTCCCTTAAAGATATTTTTAAGCTCATAAAGAGAGCTTTGAAGTAGCATTTTGGCTTCATCAATATCTTCTGTTTGGCCTACAATAGAACCAAGCCCTCGAATTAGCATACCGCCTGTTACGCCCTTACCAGAAGACCATGAATTTTTAATGAGGTCTCTCAATCTCGTTAAATCAGAAAGGATAACATCGCTATTTTGAAGGTTATCCTGAATTTCGCCTATTTTATTACTATTCCATGCTGCCCTTGTTTTAATTCCTTCTCGTTCTGCAAACTTTTTCGGATCCATGAGAAAATTTTGATAATCGCTATTAGTTTTGCGCGCTTCAGCATTCGTTTCAGCATATTCCGCATCTATATTCGCCCTCAACGCACTCGCATTTGCTGATTTAGTTCTTGCATCTGCTGTTTGCTGATTGATAGCATTCTGTGTGATTCGCTTCACTGTTTCTTCTGGAACAACACCCGTTAAGGGAAAAGTCGAGATATTGCCCGTTTCATCACGAACGAGAATATTTGGCGTCTTGGGGATATAACCTGCATAATCTCCCTTAATGTTAGGATTATTTAATTTTGCCTGCTGAAACAAATTAGCCATTTGAGGATTGATCTGCTCATAAGGCATATCACTATAACTTAACTCTAGTGCGGCAACGCCATAAGGCTCTACTTTTACTCTTTCATTTTCCCGTTGCATATTTTTATTATTTTGTGCGGCAAGAGCGGCAGCATTCTGTTCAAAGTAATTCAAGACATTGGCTATCTTTCCATATTTTTCTTTCCGCTCTTCGACTTGCTTTTTCTGCATTCCATACTGAACGCCATTCATCAGACCTTCTATAATGGTCTGATAAGCAGGTTTTCTTTTGCCTTCCATGCCTGCTTTGATGTTTTTGAACAATTCTTACTCGGCTTCAAAACCTGTTGGCTCTTTACCGATCAAGTCAACCTTTTTACCCATCAGGTCAACTTGACCCTTCATAATCTCATTGGCTTGCTTGTTATAATCCAACATATTGGGCAGTGATGAACGTGCCATTATCTCCGACCTCCAAAAGCTGATTGTCTTGCATTGGACAAAAGATTAGCAGCAGCACCTCCTGTTGCTCCCCCAAAGAAAGAAGACCCAAATCCACCTAATCCACCCCCGCCCATGAGATAAGCTGATCCTAACGTTGTGCCAAGACCTAAAGCCATCTGACCAAAGCTAGGGGGCTGAGAGTTATGTTCTGCTAAATCCATGTCATACTGACTCTTAATACGGTTTACATCGGCATTATAATAATTTAGGGCATTGTTATTCTTCGCTGTGAATTCAGCAAGGGCGAGATTAGGTGCCATCGTTGACATTTTCTTGTTTGTATCTGCGCCTCTAATATTAGCTCCTGTTTGAAAAAGATTCGCCTGATGCTGAAGAGCTTTATCCCTCTGATTCTCCAAACTCTGAGCATATTCTTTTTGCAACCCATATTCGGCTCTTGCAGATGCCAAACGACCTTCTCTGGTCGCTTCACGCAAACCATATTCCTGAGTACGGCGTGCTAAATCCTGAGCTTCAAGCTGTTGAGCATAAGTCAGAGCATCTACGTTGGATTTCTGATTCGCCATAGATTGCTCTTTGGCAAGCGCAGCCTTCATTTCTGCTGATCCAGTACTATTGCCATATCCTTTACGATTTAATCCTTCCTGAAGCTCATTACCACGCCTTGCAAATTCTTCATCAAGGATAGTCTTCTGCATTCCCTTAAACTCATCAACATATCTTGTAAAGTCGGGTATCTGAGTGAGTTTAGCCATATCTTCAGTGCGTTCCTGATTAAGTGCATTGAGCGTATTCACAAAAGGAGCATAATTGACAATCTGGCTGGGGTCATAATCATAGAGTCGTTTCATTTCACCAATAGCTTTATCCATCAAGACGCCCGCTTCATCATAAAGAGCTTGTTCTTCTTTTGATCGGGGCAATTGCTGAATCAGACGAACCTTTTTACCTGTTACAGGGTCAGTTGCTGTCACAGTCTTTGTCCCCGTCAATTCATCCATAACATCCAGCATCTCTTGGGGAGCAGGAGGTTTCGCTAATTGTGGAGATTCAGGAGCATCACTGCCAAAGCACATGTTTATTTCCTTTTCCTAAACCATATTTTTGTAAAATCATCGTCCCATGAAGGCGGAAGTAATTGTAGTTCAACACCTTCATTTTCAAATTTTCTCAGTAATTTGATCCAACTTTGCCATCTTGTCCAAGTCCAAACATTCTTGAATCCAAGAAAGAAAGGCTGATTCATCATGTAAAAAATAGTATCTCTATTAATGACTTTATATTTATAACCTTCAAACACTGTCATGAATGTTTCGGAAATACTGTTTTCGCGATCAATAATACCATAAATTCCCGCTTTTTCACCACCTTTTAAGATGGAATAATAGCGCGTATCTTCTCTATATAGCTTTGGGAATCCATCTTTAATCTCTTGTGATTTAATTTCCTTAAAAAGCATAGACGACAAAGTAAAATTCTCCATCTACAGTGGATTGGTTATAGCCAGTATTCACACTAAACCCATTCACTGTGCAGCTATTTTGCACCACCTCTGCGTTCAGATAATAGTTATTAGCGCCTTGCATGCCAAAGGTGACAATGTACTTGTTGTCATTGGCAGCCGTATTAAATAACACATTATAAGTTCCTGTCCCTGTTCTGGTCACTGAGGCTATATTCAATGATTTTTGAATAGTGCCATTTTGAAGGACATAAGCCATAGAAAAAGGAGCTACTTGTCCTGCATTTTGAAGGGCTGTAACAGGAAGACTGCCTGCTGTGATCTGCGAACCATTATAAGGCATTCCTGCTTCATTGTTAAAAATAGTTGACAGATTCATAGCGGAAGGAGTTGTTGCATTTGTATATTTTGAAATCACCTGCAAGTCGCCCAAATTAATTTCCGTAAATTTCTGATCTGTCATCCTGCCACACACAACAGATGTAGCTGTTCCTGCGGATTTCATTACGCCAAGAGGTGTTGAATTGCTTATGATGGCTGATGCCCCGTTAATAGAGGCGGGTGTAATTTTACTGCCGTCAAAGGTTCCCGCTGTATTCGCCCAGATCACATCAAGGGTTTGTCCCGTGACGCCATAGTCTTGAGGTCTTCCGGTGGGAACGAGCCAGGGGGAGAGAGTTTGATAGTATACAGAACCACCATTAGCTGTAGTGCTTCCAATGATACACGCCTGAGCATTAGGAAGAGAGAGCTTTAAGAGAGGAATCGTATAATTAGCAATGTTATTCCCGATAATCGCTCCTACACCTATATTTCCACTTAATACCGCTCCCTGAGCGATTTGATTGGTTCCCACGGCTTGTACCTGAATCTTCGGCGTGGTAATTGCCTGATCCTGAATATGCCGAGTTTGAACAGCGTTCACATCAAGATTAGCTGCATTAATGAATGTCCATGAGATATTCCCCGCACCATCGGTGGTAGGCAGCTTGCTCGCATTGAGAGGATTATTAGCCCCTGGGAAAATGCCTGCTGCTGTATTATTGATAGCATCTGATAGGGTATTAATAAAATCCATAATGGCGTTTAAATCGCCATCAAGCTGCTGTGCTGTAGGCGGAAACTGTCCTAAAGATTGGTAACGATTATAGTTAGGCAATACTTGTGCAGGAACATAAGGAATAGCGGGTCTGCTGTTATTAGTAGGAAGAGGCATGATCTATTTTCTTTCTATAATTCCATAAAGCTTGATTTTCTTGAGCGATAAAACGCCGTCTTTTGTATATCCACTCAAGGTGAGCCAAAACTTGGACGCTAAAAACTTCATCCTGTCTTTAAAAAAACCATAGGGTTTTTCAAGCCTGAATCCGAGAGAATCCTGTGTAGCTGGATTGTCTGTGGTAAGAGGAATCGTCTGCAAGGCATCTCCCCGTACATCAAAGCGGCAAGGAGTATTAATCTGATAAGATTTAGGCAAATCGCCGCTAATCTGTATATTCATTTGATTTTCAGGACGAATGGTAAAGCTGGAAGGATAATCCATCTGAATTTCATATCGCTTTCCTGCAAATCGCCGTCCTTTAAGATGGATAACAGGAAGTGTCCATGAGAAATAAATAAATCCTTTTCCGTTCTGATCCCCATAAAGAGGAGGCGTGCCATCATTGCCATCGGCATATTTAAATATCTGATTTCCTATAGAAAGATAGAGGTTATTCCCTAATGTGAGGAAAGAAGATGCCTGTAAAAAATCCCCTGAGAATAAAGACCATGAATAAAGAGAGGTAGAAAAAAGAGAGCAGATCACTTTATTGCGCCCGATCTTGAACCCTGCCAACGCACCCCCATCATATTTAAAAGAACAGGAAGCTCGATAATCAACATTAGAAGATGTAATAGAAGTCACATACTGCTGAATAAGCGGATCAACAGCATTCATGCTGGTTGCAGCGAATTGTTTGGCGATATTCAGAGAGCTAAAAGACTGAAGACCTGTTTTTGTAATAAAGAACGTATCATTGGGAAGATCAATCACAAGATCACCATGCACAACACCCGTAGAAAGAGTGGAATTATACGTTAATGTTGCGTTTCCTTGTGCCTGCACAGCCCCTAAAGGCTCTGATCCTGTCCATACCTGTGTTTTCTCACGCCCGATAAACACCATATAGCCATTCACAAAATCAATGGCCTCTAAATTGTCAGGTACACCATGTTTTTCAGAAAGATCAATACTTGGCACTGTTTTAGTGTTTTCATTAAACCAGTCTGTCAAAGAGCCAGATTTATACATAAAAAAAACCCGCATGGCTTGATCTGGATTACGATATTCAAGCCCCACCGCACCTACTCCCAATCCCCAAAGGCGATCATAAGCGACAAAAAGGAAATTAAAAGCAGGAGGCCATGCCTGATAAAAAACATTCGTCTGGTTTGGGACGAAAGCAGGGAGATTAGTCGTTGTGGTGATGCTCAATGTTTGTTGATTTAACGCAGAAGCAGCAATAACCATCTGAGTTGGAACACCATTAACCTTGATCTGAAGCAAGTTGCCTACTGCATAATCTGCAATATTGAAATGAGCCGAAACTGTAAAAGAAAGATGCGTATTATCTATGCGCGTAAGATTCGCTGTTTGTTCTTTCACAAAGTCGTAAACCTCTGAAAGAGCATTTCCATCCCATTTCAGCAATTTATCGACACCATTGCAGATGACAAGTGTATTCAAAAATGTTGTTGCTCTTGGAACGCAACCCACAGAAAGATTCTGCCTTAATGCTGGACTGATAACTCCACTTGAAACGTCATATTTGTAAATCGTCCCCGTAGAATACCAGACAGAATTGATAACAGGATTTATGGGAGGATCAGGAAGGAAGTCATAGGGAGGTAAAGCATTTTGAGCTAAGGTAATGGTGACTGTCGTTCCTTGAACCGTGACAGATGCAATCGTATCATAAATCGTTCCAAGACCATTAAATGTATACCGTACTTGTATAGGTGTATCCTTGACATATCTGGCAGCATTATGAGAACTCGTAAAAGAAAACGTATACGGATAGCCCTCTATAAAAGTAAATCCTGTTGCCCCTCCATCTTGTACATATTCCTGAACATAAGCAATGATCTGCTCTGAACCATCCGTATTCACAAAGGGAAATTTCTTCATGATCCTTGAGGTAGGATCATTTAACGCAGCTTCTAGGAATGTTCCAAACCTCACATGTCCTTCTCCTAAAGGCTTTGCAACGATATTCTCTAAGATATAGGCAAAATCAAGGGGCAGATTTTCAGGAGAAATATTCTGGTTCATTCCCTGTGCGGGAGGTGAAAATTCCAAAACATCGTAACCGCCTTCTTGCAACATAGTTAAGCATTCCTGAAGGTAGAAAAGCGTTGACCGCTTGAATTATAAAGATATGAAAGCAGTTTTGATTTTCCCCTTTCCCATCGTGCTTTTGCTTCATTTTCCTTCTGAATATTCTTAAATCCCCCCGCATCTTGAAAAAGATAATAAAGCCCACCATCTGCAAGAACAGGATGATAAGAAACCGGATAGGGTATGTCTGCTTCAAGCGTAGCAATCGTAAAAGAAGATGGATTAGGCGTATACCATGCAACAATAGGGAAAATAGCCGTTTGAACAGGATAAAATTGAACAATATTATTCTGAACGAAGTAATACTCAGGACTTCCCGTCTCGCTCAAATCAGGATCACGTTCAATCACGTCTGCCATTGATAAGCGTGTTAATTTTTGTTTAAGAGAAGAGATATAAACGCTATTCACAAGGAAAGGCATTTGAGATAATTCAATCTCATTTGACCCTTCTACATTAGAAAGATTTTCTCGTATCAGCAAATTCTGATTAAGATTTGCTGTCCCCTGATAGAGTTGAAAATGAGCCAGATTCAGATATTGAAGAAAAATAGTTTGCTCTGAAGCGGTAATATTATCATTACCGATACTGAGAGTTCCCATTAAATTAAGAATATCCAAAACATTCATAGATTAAAAAGGGGCTGCCTGAGACAGCCCCATTCCTTTAATAGTTGCCAATGACGAGTAGCAAGGAAATAACGCTGTTTGCGCCAATAGCTGTTCCTCCGTTTGCCACGGCAACGTTAATAATTTTTCCTGTCACATCAATAGTGACTGTATCTGTGGCTTCTGCCACAGGAACATGGATAGCTCCCCCATTGCTTTTAACGAGATACTGGATCACCGACTTAATTTTACCTGATCCTGTCCACGTCAACACATTGGCGTTAGCGTTCGCGGCAATACCCGCAACTGTAATAATATCAAAAGCGATAAGCTGATAATCTCCGCCTGTTGACCCAACAGCCGTATTGACGTTGGGAGCCGTAGATGTGTTTTGAACGTACCTTACAACACTTGTCATAATAAAAATCTCCTTTTAATTAAAAGCTGACGAATGAGTGAATGATGCCCTGCTCAACCACAGTATTTGAACCAGCTTGTGCGCCGGCGGTAGCTGCATAAGCACTCGCAAACTGAAGCATCTTTTGACCACGGAATTCATGCCCGTAGTAAAGCTGAATACGCTCAACAAGATCATTATCCATACCGATAATGGGTTTTTCAGCCCATCCAAGAGACACCGCACCTGCACCCATGAAAATGTTCCATGCAGCTTGTTTAGTTCCGTCCGCACTGGCAATGGCATAGGAGTAAAGATCACGGCAAGAGTAGATCGCAATACCACGATACTCACCGATATAATCCGCACCATTTAATGTCTGAGGTGTATTCTCAGGATCAATGACTGTGCCACGATTGAAGGTTGAGTTAGCAAACAGAGGGTCAGCAAACAAGCTTGGTAAGGTCTGGGGATGTGCTAGATAAATATATTTGTTCATCGGCCATCCTGCCTTGCTGCGAACATAAGCTGGACGTATGGCGTCTTCTACACCCACAGAAGAACCACCTCGTTCAGCATATTGCTTCAATGTTTCAAGGTGACTTGCTGACAAACCGGAAGTAGCAGGCGTTGTAGCTGCGGGCAGAGACATTCCGTTGATAAGAGTCGGAAATGTGGCGTTTGCTTGATACGCTGCTCTTGTTGGGACGAGTCCAGTTGCAAGCTTAAACACAGCACGATCATAGGAAGGCAATGTCCCTGCAACGTTACAGTTAGCCGTTGTGATCGTAGGATAAGCTGTAACTGTCATTGCGTTAAACAAGTCATAGTTCAAGTTACGGGAGAATGCCTCTACAAGCTGTTGACTTGCTTCAGGAGGAAGATCAACAGGAGTGGCATATCGTAAAATGTCATAAAGCTTGATCTGAACCAGAAAGCTTTTAAAGTCACATCCTACCTTGTCATAATCAACCTGCTGCTGTTGCGCGTTACCACGGCGTTGGTCGAAGTTAATAACAGGGTTCTTATAGTCTAGAGCATTAAGCCTGCCTACACGCCATTCAGCACCTTTACCGGGCTGCATTTCACGGCGAACAATAGGACGAGTCGGTTCAGGTCCCATAAGATTATACAAAGGGGTAATCTGAACCCACTCACGGAATAACTTATTGGAGACTTCAAAGGGAAATAGATTAGGATTGATACCATTGGTACCAATACCAGCTTGTAAACTTGGATAAAGAGCCATTTTATAAATTCCTTAATTAAAAACACAAAAAATTACTGCGACTCAAAAGCGCAATAAAAACCAATTTTTCGTCTTTTCAAAAAAGGGAAGAATTCAATAAACCTTAAAGGGAAGAATCACAAGGAATCGCCTTCTTAGCTTATAAAAACGTCTTTTCATCCAAGTTGAAGAATAGAAACGGGCGAACGAGGCGAGTCGCTTCTATCTTCGTATGATATCCCTTGCTTTAAACATTGGTGTGAGAGGGTCGTCTGATTCGGACTCTTTACTGTCCACATCTGCCATCTCATCTATGCGAAAGGTAGGTTTATCATATGTCTCGTATTTTGATAATTTCTTCTCTAGTTTGTCAATCTTTTTTTGCATATTTTCAATCTCCTGGCTCTTTTTGGAGAGGTAATGTTTAAACCCGCCCGCCTCTTTAATCTCCTTGTAGGACTCTTCGTAAGCCTTTTGACCAATGGACAGCATTTTCTTCGTCAATTTTATAGGATCATCAATAAGTTTTATGAGTTCATCCCTCACCTCTTCAATCTCTTCTTGAGAAGATACAGACAGAAAATAATCAAAGGCAGAAACCTTATCTTGTAAAGTCTCATCATCCGTATATTTGCGGATATTCTCTAATTCCTTATTCGCTATCTTGAAAATAGGGGCAAAAGGATGAGATTCTCCCTTATAGTATTCTTGCGTCTCATCTTCTTCCGATTGAAGGGCTTCTATGAGAGATCGAGCATCATCTTCAATCAAATCTCCGTTATCTACAAGGGTCTGGGCTATTTTAAGGGCATTCTTAACCTTTTGTACTTGTTTGTGAGCATATTTTTGATTTTCAGACAGTCTTTTCTGAGTCTTTTCTAATTCTGTTTTTGTCTTATCAATTTCTGAAGAAGGAATATCCTCATCTTCGTCCTCCTCTTTAATGTCTTCTTTTTTTTCAGAAGTTTCTTTTGATTTTACATCTTTAACGCCTTCACTCTTCGAGTCCCCAGAAACATTTTCCTTCGCTTCAGGTTTAGGCTCTTTCGGACGATCACGTTCCTCGAACAATTCTGAAAGAGGATCAACATTCTGCTGAGGAGTAACTGCCTCTTCGGGTTGAACTTCTTGTTTTGTCTGTGTCACTGTATTTTGCTCGGTCATTGTCATTGATATCTCCATTAAAAGGGGTCGAGGTTAATTCTGTTAATTCACGATAAGAGACAAAAGAATTGAAAATATTCCCTGAAAAATCAGAAGAAGCATACAAAAGATCGCCTGGCTCTAAAATCATACTGGTATTCTGCAATACATCCACCCTGTCATTGGGATTAAGAGAAATTTGATTGGCTAAGATGAAATCTGTTTCCGTGCCTATGGTGACTTCTCTTGCAACATAAAGCGTAATAAGAATAATGCTGTTCGTTACACTCGCAAGAAAAATCCCATCTAAAACACAGGTATATTGGTCGTTGCCAAAGATCAGCGTAGGCGTACTATCAATATTAAGCGTAGGCAACATCTTAAAATTGACAAAAGGATACGTTGCCACTAGATGCCACCTTGTACAATTTGATCGGGAGACATGGGCATTTGGTCAGGAGGAGGAAGCTGACCTTGAGAGTTTTGCCCCCCTTGCATAATGCCCTGCTCCATCATCATCTTTTGTTGCATTGCCTCCCGTATCTCCTGAGATATCTTTTCTCCCTCCCGAATTCCCATATCTTTTAACAGAGTTGGAGACATGGCGATAAGGGGAGCATTTTGGTTGTTTAACAAAGCCTCAAGCTTTGCCTGTCTTTCTTCAGAGGTGCTACGATAATCAGGCACTTCTTCAATATAAAGGGATAAAGGAAGTGTTCTAACATCATTATAGATTTCTACGCCCTTATCGGATTCATGAGAAAGATTTAAAACAAGCCAGTAATTTTGTTGATCTGTTAAAACCTGAACGGCTATATTTTCATCATAGCCTGACTGGATCATATCCAGCATGAATTTAGCTTCACGCTTTTTCATCTCTGCGAAGTCATCAAAGGCAAAGACATTATTACGCACGCTGTTCACTTGACGGATATTTTGAGCAACACCACTGGTCGCATTTGTTTGAATACCCAACATTTCATCATTAATACCTGTTACCCGTTGGATTAAGTTCAGATAAAGCTCAATAATTTTTAACTGCTCTTCGCCCATTTGAGCATTTGAGGAAATTTCGAACTTGGAATCTTTTGGAAGAATAAGAACAGAATCAGGACTTCTAAGTTCCTCACGCAACGACTCTATATCTCTGCCTTCCAGTACTCCGTCTCCCTCAAAAATAAGAGTTGAGGAATTCAGGAGATAAACTGATTTCGTCACACGAACATTACAATCTCTCTGAATACTTTTCATAGAAGAAAGAAGTCCATAAGGTACTCCTGTTCTAAATGACCTTTTCCACACACAAGGAATGTAACTGAAGTCCTTCGGGTTAGGAAAATCTGGGTCTAAGGGACTATATTCCAGTAGATTATTCCCCATAAAGAGCGTTCTCATAATCCTTGAGGATTCTTTTTCTTCAATGTCAGAAGTAGAATTAGCTAACTCTTCAGCCGTTTCTTCATCAAAAGTTTCGAAGTAATGACCCTTTTTATCAATGCCAGAGTAAGCTCTATGCTCAACCTTGTTCTGAACCTCTACAACCAACAATCGACTTGCGGAAATGCCTGTATAAAAATTGGGGTCTGTGTAATTAGAATCTCTGTCGATCAACTCAGGAGAAGTCATGCCTTGATATATATCAGGACTATAAGAATCAACATCTTGTGAAACTTGAGGCCATTTCTTTTTAATATAATCAGGTCTTAACCAATACTTACGGCAAAGATATTTCATTTCCGTATATTGAGGACTCAAGTCATCAGGGTCGGGAATGATATTGTAAGGATGGAGATGCCTATATTTATAAAGTCCATTTTCCTTGTATAAATGGCTCCATCCAATCCCGCAAATAAGCATATCTCTGAACTTTAATGAACCAAGATGAGGAATCGAGTTGCTTTCCTGAATATGATAGAGAAAGTGCGTCAGAGCTTCTGCCAGCTTTTCGTCTTCTTCACGCTGTGAATCAGACCTACAAGCCGATCTGTAGCGTGATTGTATTTCAACACCGGAAAGTGCATCAATCAAACCCTGTATAATATTCACAGTAATAGGAAGCTGCCCTCTCTCCTTCAAAACAAGGAGGTCATCTGCCAACCATTGCCCTGTTCCACCCTCATAAAAGGCAAAATCTTCTCGACACGTTTCTCTAAATGCTTGAGAGGAAACATGGAGATTTCCCACTCGAAAACATTCCTGAGCTTTATTGAGAGCATCTTGTCTTGAAGAAGAAAGAGAATAGGACATGGGAAGCTTTCAGAAATAAGTTTTATATTTATTCAAATGCAGGAATTTCAGCTTGAATTTCTTTTAAATCATCCATTGCCTCAGAGACAACTTTTTTAATGTAAGTGCACAATGATTTATAGTCTTCGCTTTCGTTTCCTTCTTCTTCTTCTAGCTGTTTAAAAATATTAACTGCGTATGTTTGTATAAATTGAGCATCAATTGCAAATTTAGAAATACTTCTTAGACCTTCTCTATTTGGCATGAACATTTTTAATTTTCTCCTTTAATAAAAATTAATATTTATACTATCAATTTATTGAATAAATTTCAATATTTCTTTTATTTAATTCTTCATTTTTAATATTCATTAAGTCTTTCATTCCCATTCTAAGACCAAACCATGATAAGACTTCTTGAATTTCATCAAAAGAATTGCGACCAAAGTTCCGAATATTTCTTAATTCTCTTGGCTCAGTGCAACAAATATTTCCTATGTATAAAATATTCTTCTCTATGAGAGCATTATACGATCTCGTGCTTAATCCAAGATCAGCAATAGGAATCGCAAACGGATTTCCTTCATATTTATTCAGAAGCTCAAGAACAAAAACATTATTATCAATGCTCATCACATCATTCCTACTCTTTGACGGCTTTTGCCATAGGGATTATAGTCACCTGTTTTTGGTTTTGCATACTTCAAGCCGGTAATCATATATCGCATAGCATCAAGCAAGTGGTCGTTGCCATCAATAATATCCCCTTTTGAATTATAAGCATAGGTTCTGATTTCATTCAGAAGCTTAGGACAACGACCTTTAAATATCTTCAATCTTCCATCCATCATCATTTGCAGACAAGTCAGTATTCCAGCACTCCTTGTATTATCTGCTTTGACAAGATTTAAGCCCTTTTTCCTATAAAGATTAAACAAGCTTTCTCCGTCTTTTTGTGAGGATGCTTGCCCTGCGGGGTCGCCCATCACATGAGACCACCAGAGAGAATCTACTGCACGCATTGTTCTCAAATCATTCAAATGAGAATCAGGGGTTTTACCACTCATCGAGTACTCAAAATAGATATACAAAATTCCTGTATCTCTGTCCAATGCGCCAAAGGTCAAAGCAGTTGGATCAGTCCATCCAAAATCCATCCCGACAATATGTGCATAATGAGGGGGAAATTCAAACAAATCACAGGTAATAAGCTCTTCCAGCACAGGATACACCATTCCTGAACCAATAGACGGCATTCCTTTTGTACGTGCTTCAATTTCAGCAGGAAGCATATTCGCAAGCATGTTTTTCTTCTGCTCTTCGTCTAAATGCTGGGCATCATCCCATCCTGCAAGTAAGAAAACTTTTCCATCTTTGATCTCACCTGAGCCAACGTTGACTTGTTTTTCTTCGGTGATTTTCTTTCCTTCTCTCTCCAACTCAATCCTCTCTATTCTCTGAGTAAAACCTAATACAAATTGCGTGAATTGCGTGCAAGTCGCCGCAATGATAATCATCCCGTGGTCATCAGGGCTTGTGTTCATAATGCGCATACAGCACTCGGAAAACACCGACATGGTGGGTTGCTCATCCAGCAGGATGCAATCAACTTTAGCAGCTTTCCATGTTGAAAGCTCATTCTGCTGTTCACGACCCCCATAGGTTTTAATGGCTACGTTAGTAATGCCACCATTGGCATTCTTAATCTTATAACGCCGATCTTTTTTGTTCTGATAAATGACCAAAGACTCATGAATAAAAGCTGGGTCGCTCCCGCTTCCCTCAAACAAACGCTTGGTCAAATCCTCCGCTTCAAAGCTCGTGATTCCACCAACCCACATGGTCAGATTCTTTTTCTTATACCTGTAGCCCTTCCAGTTTTCAGGGTAAGTCGCTGTAGCGTGCATAGCGAATTCAGCCAGACAGCTATAGGTCTTGCCAATACGGTTTGCTGCCAGAAGAAGACGGATAGAGGCTTTATTTCCTAACTGATGGAATTCTTCAAAGATGGGATAGGGTTTGTAGAATTTGAACAGCTTATTTGATTCTAATTCGATCTTATTTTCAAAACGATCAAAACAGAGCATCTGATTGTTAATCAGACTGCTTCCTGTCTGTAATACGCTATTTAATTCAGATTCTAATGCTTGAAAACTCACTCTACTACCATATCGTTACCAGTTGCGTCTCTTTGAGAAAATATTTTTAAGGCAAGATCACGCATAAGATTAATTGAAGCGACCCTAAATTGCTCTTTTAATGTTGCTAATTCTAATGAAGAAAAACCATATCTTTCAAGTAGTTGATCTAATTCATCTTCTTGATATTCATATCCATCTTTAGCGCAAAGCAAGGTATATTTAAGAAAACTATCCGCTGCCTTGATTTGATCTGATTCCCTTTTGGCTGATTTCATCTTACTTGAGAGAGTTTTAAGAGCCTCTTTGCCATCTTCTACAACAGCTGTGGTGAGCAAGTCTTCGGTAAATATGCGCCTGCGCTGCCCTTTGCTAGCGGTGTGTTTCTCGGTGAACGAAGTAGACGTCTCAGCCATTTTTTAATTTGCCATTAATTGCTCTGATTTTTCGCAGTTTAGAGCCATTTACTTGCTATTCTATACCATAATGATTTCTTACGTTTTTCTTCTTTTTCCATTGCTTCCCTTGCTACTTTTTCCACTAAAGCCTTAAGCATCTCATCAGTAGTTCTATACGCAATCATTCATTCCCCCTTGGTGATGTAGGTGTAGAAGCGGTTAGCTATATTAACCAAAAGATTACAACGTTCATAAAACATAGCTCCACCGTCATTATGAAGAGGAAGGTTAAATTGATTCAAAGCAAGCTCAAGGACTTTTGTTCTTAATTTTTGCATTTCTTCATTGGACACATGATAACCATCAGAACAAACACTTCCCGTGGTAGTTACACGTTGAGCTTTTTCGACAGGTTTCACCATAGCTTCCAAACTATCGTCAAAACCAAAAAAATGAACATTATACATCTTCCATTCCTTTCATCTGGCGGGGCAGTTTGAATATTCAAACCTATCAAAAGTTAAAATACTGCCCCATAATATAATTTAACGTCTCAACTTGGAATAAGAAATTTTATATTCCAATTTTCAATCACTATTTACTAAACTCTACACTCACACCGAATTCATCTTTGAGGATTTCCTTATCCACTTTTACGATGATGTTATCATCTCCAATAAGCATATGAGCAGCATATCCTAAAGCAAACAAAAAAACAGCACAACCAAACAATAGAAAAGGTAAATAACCTGAGTATTTTTTAACGAAGTCAACGATCAATTTCATTTTTTAACTGTTTGAAATATTTTTGATACTCATAATAGTATTGAATATCTTTTGTTCTCCTCCATAAGTCAAGAAAAGTCTGCATTTTAGACACAATCGCTTGCTTGGTGATCATTGCTCCTTTAACACATTCTTCACGTCTTGCAGAGACCTGCAAAGGTAGTACGGCACTCCCACACTCTCGCACCACTTTTGAACGATTTTTTGGTTTTCGCTTTGAATTCCCTTATCTGTCTTCACCTCGATGAAAAAGCATCCATCGCGACCCAGAAAGGCATAGTCAGGTATACCGCATATTCTCCCCATAAAAGTTAGAATGGCTCCTCCTAGACCATTGTATTTCCCTAAAAACTGGTTGGGAACATGAAACCAGACATAAGGGAAGTTTCCTTCAAGGCTAAGACCCTTTAGATACCACGCTATTTCAACACAGATGGCAGATTCTCCCTTGATGTTCTTAGGCTGTTTATAGTCGGGAAGCATAAGTGGCAAAAGGTAGTTTTGGGTTGCCATGTTCATGCAGGAACGCTGCGTTCAACATCATAAGCTAAATGAATGGCAAAACCTAAAGCGAGGCTCAGTTCCTTCACGCTCAATCCATGTGAAGCAAGGCTGACTTCTCCGTTCTCCAGAACAGAAATGTTAACCGACCCAATTTCAGGATATTGTTTGTTCTTGGGGAACATGACAATGTTGTCATTTCGACACTGTTTAAACATCCTTGAGCATTCCTTCACGATAAATTTTTAGCTTCTTCTCAAATACCATGATTTTACCTAAATAGTCATATAAATAAACACATTTTTGAGCATCATTCTTTGGACAAAGCACTTTCAATTCTTCAACGATTTTTGGATGTGGTCTTGGAAATTGAGGTAGCGTCATTGAGTAAAGGCTTTGGATGGCTTGCTTTGGACAGGGAATCGGCACTGGTAATGTGTGACTGCTCTGACAACCAGCTATGGATGCTGTCCCGATCACACACAGAACACTCAACATTTGTCTGTTGTGCCATGACATTTTGAGCTTTTTCCACCAACGTTTCAACCTGATCCTGAGTGGCTTGCGCTTGCAGTGATACAAAATGAGCATCTTTAGCGTCCTCTTTGGCTTTCGTCTCGCTTCTTTTTAACCACAGCACATACAAACTCCCTAAAGCTGCACCAATCAGCAGGAACTTCTGGGATAAAAAGGTGAAAATTGTGGTGAACATCCATAAACCTATCTAAATCGAACGTACAGCAATGTTAATCATCCTGCCATACCAAACGACCAAAACTATCTTTACCTATCGATCTCGTTCATCCTAGAGCTAAATAGAGGTATAGGAACCTACCTACAAATACCTCGTGGTCACGTAGATCACAGTGATGACCAAGATCATACATCCAATGAAGTAAATCAGGGAATCGTCATCTTGCATCGAGTAACTTCCTCAAAAATTTCCTGAATCTTACCAGAAAAGGCTTGGGTTTAAAAGCGTAGAGCGTCAGCATCTGATACTTTCCTCGTAGTCTTTCTGCCACTCACGATATTCCTCATCCTGATGACGCTCGTTGATAGCTTTGACTTCTCCAAACAGACGTAAACAGGTTTCAATGCTGTCTTCAAGTCTCATGATCAAATCTTCTGGGATGCTCTTGGGTTCGTTAAACATTTTTTAAATCCTTTCTTTTGGTTTGGTATGCAATGAATTCAGGGCTTTTCTCAGCTGCAAGGACTTTCTGCATATCGTAAATCTGGATACCCTTCCCTGATCTGGAAAATGCAGAATATTGTTTTGCTTCAGGCTCTACGAATTTTCTCAAAGCCGTGTCCGTCCACTGGGGACGCCTTGCGATGATTTCCTTGGATTGCAGTAAGATTTTCATATTTCCTCTCTTTGCTGGTTAATGATGACGGGGAAAATCACACCTTGATTTCCAAGTGTTGTTCGTTCTTTTTCTTCTTCTGGTAAGCTACATCCATTGCCTCCAGCAACGAATGCCAGCCCCTGAGTGCCATGATAAACATGAGCTGCCTTTGGTTTCGGTTGAGGCTCTTCCACAATGTCATCCTCTTTGCCATGAGTGAACAATGCGGAGGATGGTTTATGGTCGCCTTGTGATCGAGCAAATCTGCCTACTTTGGATAAAACATATTTAGCCTGACTCCATTGCTCTGGCGTTAAAGGTGGCTCTGCTCTCGGAATTTCTTCGCCTTCCACCAGGATATGCAATGTGGTGTAACCAAGCTCTCTGGCAACTTCGTGAATGACAGAGCCAAACCTTGAAATGATCTGATCCTTGAAGAACTTGCTATGCGTCTCAATCACTAAAACGTAAAGAAACGGTGTGTAGAATCTTGCGGGCGGTCGCGCCTTGTATTTCTCTTTAATCCCTTCCATCACAGCATCCTTTGGTGCGAACCATGACTCGAAAGAGTCCTCCCCTATTTTTTCTTTCAAATGATTTTCAATCATTTCTTTTCCTCCTTCAGTTTTTGAATATACTCTTCAGCAAAATCCATTAAAGCATCTTCCTCTTCTCCTACTTCCATGCGCAGAAAATAAAGCTCATGCCTTTTTGCTTCATTTTCTTTCCAATATATTTCCTTTTGCTCTTGAGAAAGAGCCCTAACATCCCTCATTATTTTTTCCGCACGAATCCGTCTTCCTTTATCTTTTTCCGAAAGAGCATCCCATCTTTCTTGCTCTCTGACTCTCTCCTGCTCTTTCATTTCAGCCAATCGAGCGATTTCTTCCCTTGTGGGCTGCCTTTTAACAGGCTTTGCCTTCCCCACATGGTCAAGCCACGGACTTTGCTTGATCCCGTCCTTTGTGCGTTCTATGAAGTTTTGAGGTCGGATAACGTATTGTGGCTGATTAGGACGCTCATCAACGTAGTGATGTCGTGCTGAAGCCATAAAATCATCCAAGGTCTTGCTGTGTTGCCTGAGAAGAACCTGCAAACGTGTCTTGAACATCGATATCGTTGTTTGGCGTTCCGTTGCCCGCAAATCTTCCAAATCCGTCAGGTCTAAAAATTCTTGAGCCTTCACTTCCAAAAAATCATTCGTCACTCGAGCGGATTGTTCTGGTTCAGGGAAAATCAATTCAGATTCTGAAAAAGGGGTAGGGGTTTCTTTCTGTTGTGTAATCTGAGTGTAATCTGTTTCTATATATGAATCCGCCAAATCTGTAGGTGTCATACACGTTTTTGGCGGATTGCTATCACGTTTTTGGCGGATGTCATCTACAGATTTGGCGGGTTGGTGTTTTATCTTCTTTTTAATTTCATTAGATATTTCTTGGTTACCTAATGTTAGTATTTTTTCTGGGTGCAAAATATATGGGGTTGACCCAACAAATTTTGATGTCTCTCTCTTTCCTATTTTAATCAGCCCCAAATCTATAAATTTTTTCTTAATTCTTTCTACTGTACGCAAACTACAATTTATTTCTTCTGCAATCTCTGTATTTTTTTTATAAACAGGGATATCAATGTCTTTACCTTTCCACCAAGAGATAAGATTAGATAAAAACATGCTTTCATCATTGGACATTCCGTCAATCTTGTAATGCTTGAAATGAAAATAATCCATATTTTTCTTATGTTTTTTGGTCATTATCTATTGCAGTATTTTATAATAAAAAAAGCTCTTGTCAAGATACTTTTTACATGTTAAAAAGTGGTATATTTTATTACAAATTGAATGTGAATATGGACTATTTAAAAAAGAAAAGGAAATTAAAGCTTTTGACAGCTGAACAATTAGGAGAGAAGGCTGATTTAGCTGGAGCAAGCATCCTCGCAATAGAAGGAGAGCATGTAATTTTAGGAGATCAAAGGGCTATAAAAATATCACAAGCCCTCTCCATACCCGAAGATGTGATGACCGTATACAGAGGTCGCCTCCCTAAATATGCTCATAAGGTTTATCGTGAGAAGCCTGACAAGCTGGAGAAGAAAATACGGAAGGCGGTTAAAACGTTAGAAAAGGACGATGAATAATGCGTTTCCACAATATTTCTTATACTTCTTTTCACGCTTTCAAAGCCTCGTCTCTGTCTCTCTTCTGGGCTTCTTCACAACGTCAATTTGTCTATCACATAGCGAATATGAATTAATGTCAAGAGACTTTTTAAAAAAAATGAAAGAGGTGAGAAAATGAGCCGCTGTCAAGCAGGTATCTACCGCGGTATTGTCCAAAATGTAAGAGTACGGGATGCTGACGTTGCTCCTCGGAAGCTGACAGATGATCAAATTCTTTCTCTGAGATACCAGTGCGCCGTAGAAAATAAAGATTTTAAAGCGGCCGAAGCTTTGAAAAAAGTCATCGCCTCTTTTCACTCAAGAGAGATTGTTTCAGAGGCGAGACAAAAAGTGGAAAAACTTTTTAAATCAAAGGTGACGTGATGGGAAGAAAAATACGCAGCGAAACCGCAAGCAAGTGGAATCTTGTTCACAACTTCGGATTTTTGCGAAACAGATTGCCGAAGGTTCAATATCTCACTGCATCTCAGATCACCTCCCTACGCCCTCAATGGACAGAGGAAAACAAGAATCTGTATCAGATAGCTCATAAAAACGAAGAAAGCATTAAAAAACTGCAAAAGTCTGAACAGGAGAGAGTTTACAAAGACAAAAACAAGGATATTTGGGGAGACCACGCATGAAGACGAACCTTAACAACACGTCCGCCTTTCGCAATTTCGATTGGGATAAGGCGAAGACTTTTTACTATGTAGCGCATCTGGAAAGCTTTACAAAGGCTTCAGAGTTTCTTCGTCTCTCACAACCTGCTTTGAGTCGTTGTATTCAAGGTCTTGAGCAGTCTCTTGATTTTCCGCTCTTTGTACGAGAGGCACGAGGACTGAGACTAACCAGAAAAGGCGAAGAGCTTTTAGCGATTGTTGAGGATGCATTTAGTGGTTTCAGCAAGTTCACCAATAAAGATAAAGTCCAGCTTGAACGCGGGAAGCCTAGAACTTTCAGAATAGGGATTGAAAGAGGTTATGAACATTTGGTCATGGGTGGCCTTGAATCTTATCAGAAGAAGCATACGAATCTCACGTTTGAGATTGTTCAAGATATACCAGAAAGAAGTTTGAGGTTTCTTGATCTGGATATAGCCTTTCGTGCATATGACAGTTACGCTTATGAAGCAGATGAACATTCTTATTTGCCTATTACAGAAACTGGAAAAAATATTTCTGTCGGAAAAGCAAAGATTGTTGTCTCTAACTGGAATTTTCTTTTCCCAAAATGGTTGTATATGGTCATCCCCTCTTCCTCAAAAGACGATGAAGAGCTTAAAGAATTGTACGAACATTTGAGGAAGGTGAAGAGATGAATTCTTATGAAAAAATGAATGTGATTAGTAAGAAATGTGAAGAGCTTGAAAGGGAGACGGAGAACGATCAGGAGATCATCTTTCTTAAAACGGCTTCAGCATTTTTCAACGAGCTCGCCCTTCATGAAGAGCTTTATCCTGAAGCAAGAATTTCTTTCGTTAAAAAAGTAGTACATGATTTGGAGTGCGCGCTTTGAGCCATGAATGGTTTACTTTTAACGCCTACAGAAGGCATATAGAAGCAACTCAAGCTGTCTGCTCAGGATGCACTCCAAGATTAAAGGTTGGAAAAAATGTATCGCAAGAATGTCTCAATGCCGTGAGTCAATCTCGATATTTCTTTCGGCAAATGCAGGCGATGAAAGGCTTGAAAAAGCATCTCGTGCTACCGATTTACTCTATTTCTTTCTATTACTCAGTTTATTTCTCTTTGAGGGCTTATCTTTTATATAAGGGTGAAAGCAGCGAGCAGATTGCAGACCATTCTGCCCTTATCAGATCCGCTAACAACAAGAACAGACAAGAGCCACATTTCTTCGGATATCCTTATAACATCCTCTATAATGGAAAAGAAAAGAAATTCGTCAATCTTCCTCAAGGCATAGAGAACAGAACAATCAAAAAAATAACATTTGAAGAATACGTTAAGGCTGAAATGAGCGGAAGATATGCAAATCAAGATCCTCTATGCAAAGAAAAAGAAAAACAGTATGAAAGGCAGCATTCTTTTACTAATTTTCAGGTTGCCGAAGGAAATGAGTGGATCGAGTTATCTGATCTGGATAATTTTTTGACCTTTTTAAGAACGACATCTAAAGCTCAGATAGATCATTATAAAACAACAAATGCTTATCAAAAAAAGCGTATTCCCGTTTCTGAAATTGTCGCAACATCCAGCTTTTTCTCTGCTCTTTACAGATTGAGAATAAGACTCAATTATAAAGATTTATCACCCTTTATGATGGAAGAAAAATTTATCGATCGAGACATGGAGCTATTTTGTGAGCAAATGTGTTCCAATTTATGGAACGTCACCAGCAGTTTTGCTTCAGGGTTAAAATTCATAACAGAAAGAAGGTAAAGAAATGAAATACATTATCGTCCTGTCGCTGATTTTTATTACCATATTTTTAACAGTATTTACTATTGCTTGGTACGTCTACCCAGAGGAAACAATGGCTTTTACGGAACAACTTGAGCAAACTTTTTAGAAAGGAGAAAGAAAATGAAGATCATATTGGTTAAGTTTCAGGCACAGAGAACATATTTTAGAATTTAACAAAAAGGAGAAAGTAAAATGAAAGTAAGTGAAATTATACAAAATCTGTGTAACGGAAAGATTTCATTAGATGATGAAGTTTTTACCGAACGCTCGCAATTTGAATCGGAAGGACAGAAGTACGTTATTGTTCGCACGTATTCAGCGGGCGTCTTTGCTGGATATATTGAAAGTCGAAATGGTCAGGAAGTTGTCATGCGGAATGCTCGGCGTATCTGGTATTGGAGTGGTGCTTCAAGTCTTTCACAGCTTGCAGAAGAAGGAACAAAAGACCCCGATAACTGCAAATTCCCCTGTGAGGTTGATCGCGTTGAATTGCTTCAGGTGATTGAAATTTTAGATGTAACGGCTCGGGCTGAAGTTTCTATCAAAGGAGTCAAGGTATGGTACCAATAACTAAGAATTCTGGCTCTGGCTCTGGCTCTGGCTATGGCTCTGGCGATGGCTCTGGCTATGGCTCTGGCTATGGCTCTGGCGATGGCTCTGGCTATGGCTCTGGCTCTGGCTCTGGCTATGGCGATGGCTATGGCTATGGCTCTGGCTCTGGCGATGGCTATGGCTCTGGCTATGGCTCTGGCTCTGGCTAAAGATCAAAAGAAGGAGGGCTGTTTAAGCCCTCCCCTTTTCTATCTCTTTCAATTGTCTCTCAAACACCATGAGTTTCCCGAGCCAATCTTTCAGGTGGGGACATTTTACCTTTTGTCGAATTTCTTTGATTTCTGCTACGATAGCGGGATGAGGTGCAGGAAAGGCAGGAATGGTTGAAAGGAACAGATTGTCATGGCTGTTTGTCTCTTCCTGACAGCTTGTACAGCCACTCATCAATAGCGTCATCATCAGGAGTAGGCTCGGAGGCAATCTTGACGTGCTGTTTTTGAATCTTGGCAACATAATGGGCGACCTCCTTCGTCTCTTTGACTTCTTTTTCAAGGGTTTTAATGCGGCATTCCTTTTTTGTAGACTGCTTTGAGAAGAAATAGACAGCCGCCAAGATAAGTCCATACGCTAAAAAGGCATAGGACTTTGTTTTGAACAGGAGGGAAGAGAGAAGGCTTGTCATTTGACTATTCTACGTCAGGAAAAAACGTTTGATGAATATCAATCTCTTTTTGGACAACGGGAATAACTTTCTCTACAATCCAGCAGTACATTTCTCTTGCAAATTCAACCCATTTGTCAGGCAAATCAGCCGTTAACAAGGCAAAACAATCTGCATTTCTCACAGATGATGTTGCAATATCTGCCAGAGATTTGCGCAAAGCAACAGGATCTGAAAGTCCAAAATGCCCTATGAGATATGTTTTAAAGTCAAAATTATAATAGCCTTTTGGTTCAAGAGCGATAGACGTAACATCGATTGTATCCTGATCACTTTTTTTACAAATCAATTCAACTTTTGTAAGGCATTTGATATCTGAACCCAAAAATACGCAGGTTGCGGTTACTTTTGATTCTACTCTTCCTTTTGTCACAAGAAATGAGAGTGAATCAGGACTAAAAATATACTTACTCATTTTTCTTTTTCCTTCGGTTTTTTCGTGATTTTCTTCTTGAGCAGGTTGAGCTTAATGTCCATCTTCTCCGTCAGAATGTCTATAGCCTTCACCTTGCCTTTGGTGACTTCTTCGATTTTCTTCATGTTCTGAATGGATGGAAAGTAAATGTGATTAATCCATTTAGATACTTGATCGCTTCTTAGTTCTAAAGCATTCGCTAAATTCGTTTGGCTTCCTAAAAGTTTTACAGATTTTTTAATCGTTTTCATGTGTGACGCTATAGCACATTGGCGAGGGTTAAATCAACCTTAAAATATTTTATTATTCGGGTTAAATTAACCCTTGACACTGATATAAGAAATGTGCTTGAATGAAGGGAATAAATGAGGTCAAAGAACATGCATGAATGTGAGATAATGAGAGTATCGTTTACTAACGGAATATGGTCAGCTTCTAACGTCTTTAATGTGCCAACAGATCGTTCAGAAGAAGCATTGAAAGTCATTCAATCGTTCGTTGAGAAGATGAATGAGATTACACGGGAAGGAGAGCAGAATGCTAACGACTGAACAGCTTCTTGAACGCAAGCAAGGTATTGGCGGAAGCGATGCTGCGGGCGTGTGTGGTGTTTCGAAATGGAAAACACCTGTGAAGGTTTATCTTGATAAGATTTCTGAGTCTATTGAGCAGGAAGACAGCCACATCTTTGAACGAGGTCATGTGTTAGAGCCACTGGTAAGAGAGTATTTTGCACATACCACTTCTCAGAGTGTGAAGATTCCAAAGGGTATGATTAAGGCTGACAAGAACCCTTTCATGCTGGCGAATGTGGATGCTTATATTCCTGAGCAGAAAGCGATTGTTGAGATTAAGACGTCTAACTATTTTACTAAAAGTGAGTGGGGAGACGCTTTTACTGATGAAATTCCAAATGACTATCTCATTCAGGTTCAGCATTACCTTACTGTTTGCAAGATGCTGAAGGCTTACGTTGTTGTTCTGTTTGGTGATGAGAAGATGTTTAAAATGCTCATGACGCTTGTTAAGAAATGCGGTGTTATGGAAGTACTAACAGAGGACTTGCCCCTTGATATCGTGATCTATGAAGTCCACACACACGAGGTGCTTTCAAAGCGTCTTGTGGATATTGAAAGGTCCTTCTGGTTTGACCATGTGCAGAAAAGAGAAGCCCCTGCATGGGATGGTATTGATGATCTCAAGGCTCTCTTTCCTCAAGCTCAGGAAGGCAAGGTCGTGGTAGCTCAAGAAGCAGACTTTGAAGTCATCAGAGAAATTCAGGAAGAAGAGCGGGTTTTAAAAGAAATCACAAAACCCCATGAAGAGAAGATAGAACTTCTCAAATGCAAGCTTCAGGCACGGATAGGGGATGCCGAAGAACTTGTAGACTTTGAAGGCAAGAAGGTGGCCTCATGGAAGAACACGGCAAGGAGCTTGTTTGACGCTGCACGTTTCAAGGCTGAAATGCCGAATCTGTATCCACAGTTTTTAAAAACTTCTCAATCAAGACGATTAACATTTTAAGGAGAAATGAGATGAGCCAGCTACAAATATTGGAAAAAGACGTTGAAATTCCAGCTTCATTTTTTGGAGAGGTGGATGCTCAGGTTAGAACTGCAAAGGCTTATCCAAGAGACATTCGTAAAAGTCTTGAAGAAGCTGAATTTATGGCGACAATCAATGAAGATGTTGCTGCTTCATGCTTCTACGCTCTTCCTCCGAGAGAAACAAAGGATAAAAGTGGTAAAACGACATCTAAGGTCATACAGGGTGCATCTGTAAGGCTTGCAGAAATTATTGCTTCAAGCTGGGGAAATATTTACGCAGCCACGCGTACTGTTGGCAATGATGGGTTTTATGTAACGGCAGAAGCTTATTGTTGGGACTTGGAAAAAAATGTACGGATTGGCACTCAAGTAAAAAAGAGCATTAGGAAAACAAACGGCGTGCAGTATTCACAAGATATGCAGGCTGTTATGGAGAATGCCGCTTGTTCAACAGCACTCAGAAATGCAATTTTTAAGGTCATACCAAAAGCTTATACGGATGACCTATACGAAAAATGCCAGAAGAAAGCCATTGGCAATGGAAAGGCAGACGAAAAATTTATCTCAAAAAGAAAAGAAGTTTTTGAGAGACTCAAAGCTCTTGGCATTGAAGAAAGTAAAATATTTTCTTTTTTCAAAAAGGAAAAAATAGAAGATTTTGATATGACAGACGTTACCAATCTTATCGGAGTAGGAACAGCGATTAAGGAAGGTCATTTGAAAGTTGAGGAAGCCTTTCAAATTGAACCCACAAGATCAGACGCTTTAGCCGAAGAGATTCTAAGCAAGAATGAGGTGGAATGATGACTTACTCAAAGATGACCTTAAGTGGTGGAGATCAATCTGTCACGATCACGTCAGAAGAAGCGCATGTCATAAGAGAAAACTTAAGAGAAGAGCGCATAGGTAAACAGCTAAAATCTAAAGTGAATCATGAAATGTTCCCTATTAACCTCAAGGAATATGTGGACAGGATTATAAAGCTTGCTGATGACAAAAAGGAGATTCAAGATTTTATTGCACTTGTCTACGAAGAGGCTGCAAGCAAAGGTTTTGACAAGAAAGCGCTGAAAGAAGCCATCAAGATGCTCAAGCTGGAAAAGGAAGAGCGAGAGAGGCAGATGCAATTAACTGATTTATATTTGGAACAGATAGGCTAGAAGATGGCGAACGCAGATACAAAAGAAAAATTATTGAATATGAAGCGTGAGTTGGTGAGACTCCGCGATGCTTACCAACAAGATGGCAATCCTAATACACTTCTCGCTTATCACAATGTGTTCAAAGCATACAAAAAATTATCGATGGCTCTTCCCAAGTGCCTCCCAAAAGATTTTTTTGCTAAAAAAGAATCCCTGCTACAAGAAGAGAAAAACCTTAAAAGTTTTTCAAATGTTGAAATATCTGACGATCTCAAAAACAAAACAACTGTGGATTTGATCCTGACGTTCCTCGAAAATGGCAAGAAAACTTCATTTCAGATTAGAGATTTTCTAGTGGACGTAAGAAAAAAATCAAACATTTCAATGGGTATCAATTACTCAACAACGATAAGAGACAAGCTGAAAAAACTATGTGCTCAAGGAAAAATCAAAAGAATAGAAAGTAGCGAACCGCAAAAAATAGGATTTATTTACGAAAAGCTGAACTCCTTTCAGGAGAGACCATAATGAAGAGGCAAGCTAATGACTGAGCAAGAAAAATTAACCTATTTATCAAGATGTCGTTGTCAGCCTTGCTCTGAACGAGAGAAAAATCAAGAAAAGAGCTTGGAACAGCTTCATCTTGACAGCGTTTTTGCAAGGACGGCAGAACAATTAGCTGATTATGTCCTTGAAAAAATCAAGACTCACAAAGAAGTGTCAGCAAAATTTGTTAATGCTGTAAAACAAGAGACTCGGCATCTTCTTCACGAAGCGTTTGACGCAAGTTGTGAGTATGGGTTTCGGATTTCAAAAGATAGAACAAGTTAAATGAA